TCGGATACGTCAACGTACAACTGCTTAACTTTAATCACTTTGTCTCTCCTTTGGTTTATCTAACTCTAGTAGTATTTCCACAATCTGTTTACGTCTAACTGCTTGTGTACTACCAATGTTCTCAGCTTTTACATTATGATCAATTAGGAATTGCTTGTCAACACCTTTCTTAATTAAGTCAATAGCTGTTTTCTCTGCCTTAGCTTCTTCAAATGAAATACCTTGTTTCTCAGCGTAAGATTTGATCTTGTGTGCTTCTTTAGATACAAGTTGTAAATCTTCTAAAGTTACCATAACAACACCTTTAACAAAAGGTACAAGATCATCTAGCGTTTTTAGTGAGTGATTACCAGAGATATGATCTACTTCCATATCTCCAATAACGTGAGTCTCACCTGTTAAAGCGCAAACCCCACCCCATACCTCTTTAACCTTACCTCTAGGGTTTGGATTAGATATTTTGATTCTGTTTTGTTTAATAAACTCTAACTTCACGGGGTTCTTGCTCCATAAATACCTCCTAAGACCCCCCCTTAACCAAGACATATACGCACTTTCACTAGACCAAATATGAGGGTAGATTTCCCAAAGTTTCTTTTCTTCAACCATTAATCACTCCTTTTAAAAACTTATCCACAACAAAATATTCACCTTTAATTTTAGAAATGAAAACTAAACTCCCTGTAAATTGTAAATGATCTTTCCACAAGTCACCGTAGGATAGCTTGTAAATATCGACCAAACGTTCTTTCATCAACAGCTTGTCATGTTTGACATCATCGAGTAGTTTAATTGCTGTCCCTTCACCAATAGATTTTGTAGAGATTTTATATTTCTCTTTCAACTCTTTTGATACAAAATCAATTCCACGTATGTTGTCCGTTGATCTGTCCCCGTGTAATAGTTGACAGCAAAGGTTATAGAATGCTTGTGTCTTATTAATAAAGAATACACCTTTCTCCATCTTTTGATAGTTAAAGAATAGTCCTGATTGTGTAGTTAAGTCTTTATCCACCATACCTACAACATTGTTATCAACATCTAATAAAGCAGCAGCTAAACAAAAGTCCTCTGCTTCTGCCCCGTGTGCTTGTCCAACACGTTCTTTATACTTCCAACACACATAGTCGTGTACAAGTTTACGCATCGGTGGAGATTTCTGTCTTTTTGCTTTGTATTCAGGGTAAAGCTCTTTACGGAAGTTATCTTGACCTCCAACATATAGTGTATAATCACCAATCCATTTATGATCTAACACAGCCTTCAACTTACTGTTGAAGTTTGAGAAAGCAAACCCGATGCAAGGTACATCAAAATCTTGTAACTTAAATTTCTTTCCTTTTTCATCGTTTTCTAAGAAATCAATAAAAGCAGAGAAAGATTCAAATGTTTTCTTTCTTCCACTTCGGTTGTGTTTAACAGTACAAGACTCATTATCAATCACAACAGCACACGCCATGATAAGGGTATCTGTATCCAAATGTAAATGATACTTCTTTTTCGGGTCAAGCACATTAAATTCATAATCGTCAATACTAAGCATATTTACTCCTCATAAACAAATAAAGGGAATCGCTTTTTAGGCAACTCCCTTTTGTTAGTGTTAATTTAATTAATCGTGCAAAGCTTCTGAAAGATCAACGAAGTCATTATACTTAGAAATCGTTTCACCTAATTTCTGTTTAGCTTTAAGTGCTGCAATCTTATTAAGATCGGCAAACTTAACTTCTGTTAGTTCTTCATCAACAACTTCTTTAATATCTTTAAGCTCCTCATCAAGCAAGTTCTTTTCGTTGTGAATACGAACTAGTTGCTCTAAGATTTCTTTAGTTTTGGTAAGATTCATAGTGTTTCTCCTTATGCAAAGTTTAAAATATTAATTAAAATATATGTTGATAATCCGATTAAAGATGTTGTAATAATCACACCAAATAACCACGCAAAACAAAATATAGCTTTGGCATTATATACGTTCAAATCCTTTTTAAGTTTTGCTAAATTATCTTCTGAACGTTTAATTACGTTCTCAACACTACCAGCACTCAAAATATGTCCTAATCGTTTTAAAGACACTAGCAACACAATTACTGTTAGCGTTAATATTGCAAAATTTAACATTTCTTCCCCTTAAAGTAAAATAATTCGTTTACGTGTTTCTTGAAAATCTTCTACAGAAATTTCATAATCATCTAGGTACTCTTTCAAGTAGTCTTCTGTCACATAATCATCTGTCTCCAAATTTCCTTCTTTACTAACATAAGCTTCTAATACACCACCATCACAAGGACGTATAGAGTTACCTTCATCGTCAGTAAAATTCCATACCTCAAGATCAGCTAATGTAGGATTATCTTTAACTGCGTTTTGAAGTGATTTAATATAATCTTCAAGTTTCATTCGCATTTCTGAATCTGTAATTTGAATACTCATAACTTTCTCCTTCGTACTTTAGTACACTTAAATTAGTTTTAAGTTACAGAGAGCATATTTCTACACTCTCTGTTTGTTACATTATAACATCAGAACGGCAGGGATTCCTCATTGTCCACATTATCAGGAACGGTTACAGGTTTTGGCTGCTTCGTTACAGGTTGTTCAGGAGTATCAAAATCAGAAGCTCCTTGAACTTCTAAGCCAAAATCATCTCCTGCTGAGCTACCACCTTTCTTATACTCAATCATCTCTGTAACAAGAACATTACGAAGTTTAGCGAATGTTCCGTAACTGTTTTCACGAGATTCAAAGCTAATCTTACCTTTACTGCCATTTGATGGTAGCATTGTATCTGTAACGTCAATAGCTTGATTACCTTGTGGTACTAGAACTCTAGGTAAGTATTGTTTAGGAACAGGATTACCGTCTGCATATTGAGCATCTTTTTTCAAAGTGATAACATATTGTTTCTTCGCATCAGGGAATGGTGCATCAATCTTATATGTTTCTTTGAAATCAGAAGTCTTTACAACTTTCGCTGTTTGCTTAGGGAAACGCTCATTCCAAGCATCTGCTGTATCTTCATCTACTACAACCCCTGCTTTGTATTCTTTATCCGTAGATTGATACTTAGTTTGTGGGGTTTGAATAGAAACGAATACCAAAGTACCTTCGATAGTGTTTTGTGTTAGTGTAGCTTTATTGCTTGCAATAGTCATAGTTAATATCCTCTTAGTTTATGTTTAGTGTTTCTGTTAGTTTATTGCCTTGAGACAATATGTGTATATTACAACAAGTAATTTTGCTTTGCAACTACTTATTTAAAATAATTTCAATTTATTTAGATGATTTATTTTCTCCTGTATGTTGACTCTTAAGGAAAGTATCAAGACACATCTCTGAATACTCTACAAAAGATTCTAACTCTTTCTGATATTGCTCTTCAAGATCAATCTCCTTACACCAAACTAATCCTGTATGTTGGGATGTTTGTTTTGGTGAATGTAGAGTTTTACCTAGACGGTGTTTCAATACAGCTTGAATATCAGAAGCTACTTTAATTTCTTCCATAGCTTTAGATACATCAACAACTTCATCATCAATACCGTTATAGGTTGAGCATATGAAATTACTCAAAGCTCTGATGATGATGTTTATATGTGTTTGGTCTACGGTTATTTCGTAGAGTGAGTTGTCTTTCATTTATTTCTCCTTAGTTAATAACAAGCTTTTGGGCTTCCGCTATGTAGTAATCATAATCAACATCCCAATCGAAGTCAACAATGTTATTACACACTTTTACACTCCAATCAGTGTCAATACCAATACGTCTAAACTCCGTACTGCCCTCTAGTGGAGGCATTACTTTGACCAGTTTACCACCTTTCTTACAAGGATAATAACGACAAATATTCTGTAGTTTAGTTTCTTCAAACTCTTCACCTTTATCATCTAATTGAGTGAGTAAAACAAGACTAGATGAACGAGGAACTTTAGTACGCAACAAGAAATCATACTTGTTTTTATGGTTACGAATAAACTGTTCTACAGGGATACCATCTAACATTTCAGCAGCAGCAGCCATTTGAACAACTTTAGCAGAATGGTTTTGATGCCAACCTAAGTCGTCTACAACATAAGCACCTTTAAATTTCACATCACCGTTCGTGTACTTAGCCAAGTAATTATTGACATTTTGTATGTACATTGACTCGTATTTAGCATACTCCAGTTGAAGTTTTACATCTTTTTCCCACTGTTTACAGATTTCCATGTATTCATCTTCGGAATTTCTAGGTAACTTAACTGTAATACCATCTGTGTTAGCCTGAATTACAGATAATCCTTTAATTGTTAAGAATCTTTCAACCAATAATGACAAAGATAATTGACCATTGATTGTAA